CAAAATTGATTGAAAAATAGGGGGTTACCAAAAAAGTATGCAATCATTTCATACAAGTATGCAACCATTGCACACTATTTTGGCAGCACGTTTATAAAGCCCTAATATTGCAGCAAAATTTGTAATGCACACGACTATGGCAAAACGAGTAAGAATAACAAATGACAGCCTGAACAGCTACCGTACGAGGGTATTGACGGCCGGAATTGATATCACACAATACGAACGCAATCCTGTACTGCTCTATATGCACCAGAGGGGGACGGTCATCGGTTACATGAAAGACCTGAAGATGGAGAAGGGCGAGCTGACGGGCGAGCCTGTCTTTGACGAAGCGACGGAGCTGAGCAAGACCGCCAAAAAGCAGTGGGAGTTCGGGTCGCTCAAGATGGTAAGCGCAGGACTTGACATCATCGAGATGAGCGATGATCCTAAACTTTTGGTGGAGGGGCAGACCGCCCCGACCATCACCAAGAGCAAACTATTCGAGGTAAGTGTAGTGGATATAGGGGCGAACGATGACGCCATCGTGTTGATGCGTGAAGGTAAACAAATATCGCTGGGTAAGGACGGAGAGAACACCTTGCCCACACTTAATACAAACCATAAAACGAAAAAAGAAATGGACATCAAGACCATCGCCCTGCAGTTAGGGCTGCCGGAGACGGCAAGTGAGGCGGAGGTAACCGCCGAGTTGGAGAAGCTGAAAGCCTCGAAGCAGGAGGCGGAGCAACTCAAGGAAGAGAAGAAGAAGTTGGTGTTGTCTGCCATTACTGCCCTTGTGGTACAAGCCATCAAGGACAAGAAGATTGGCGAGGACAAGAAAGCGCAGTTTGTCAGCCTTGGAGAGAAGATTGGCGAAGAGGAACTGAAGAATACTCTTGACGCCATGTCGCCTAATGTGAAGCTGACTACGGTCATCGGACACCAAGGGGGCAAACCCACGGCAGAACCCAAGACCTTCTCGAAGCTGAGCGAGGTGCCACCCTCACAGATACTCGACCTGAGAGAACAGAATCCTGATGAGTACAAGCGCCTTTACAAAGCCGAGTACGGTATCGACTGCGTATTATAACCACAAAAACAATAAAGAAAATGAAAAATGCAATCTTAAAGATGCTCTCCTCGATGTCGTGGAACTTCGTAATGGGGGCGACGGTGGGCACAGTGTTGGGCTTCTCCCCTTTGTTAGGTGCCATTACCGCTTGTGTGATAGGTATGCTGTTGGGGTATGTTCCCATGCCCAAGGGCGTGTTGCGTGAGGGCGTATTGACCGAAGTATGGACCGGCGAGTTGGTGAAGAATCTACGCTCTGGGCTTGAAGGCAGTTGGTTGGACGGTGTGCCCGACCAGAGCAGCATCGCCAATAACGATGTGATTCACTTGGTGGATGTGGGTGTGGATCCTGATGTGCTGATCAACAACACAACTTATCCGATAGACTTGCAAGCGCTGGATGACAAGGATATGACGATTTCGCTTGACAAATTCCAGACCAAGCCCACTCCCATTACGGATGATGAGTTGTATGCACTGAGCTACGACAAGATGGCCCGTGTGAAGGAGGCGCATGGCAATGCGCTGAATGACGCGAAGTTTACCAAGGCTGCCCATGCGTTGTGTGCCAAGCAGCATTCGGCAAAGACGCCTGTGCTGAAGACCACTGGTGAGCGTGATACGGAGACCGGTCGCGTAAGGATGCGCCCCGAGGACCTGGTGGCCATGAAGCGTGAGATGGATAAGCTGAAAGTGCCTGCCGACAACCGCCGGTTGGTGTTGTGCCCCGACCATGTGAATGACCTGCTGATGGCCTCGCAGAACTTCCGGGAGCAATACAATATAGACCGCAATACAGGCAAGGTGGGCAAGCTCTATGGCTTCGACATCTACGAATACGCCAACAACCCCGTATACACCACCGCAGGTGTGAAGAAGGATGTGGGCGCTGCTGCCGAGACTGGCGAGTTCCAATGCTCGTTTGCCTACTATGTGCCCCGGGTGTTCAAGGCCACCGGTTCCACCACGATGTATTACAGCGAGGCGAAGACCGACCCGCAGAACCAGCGCTCGCTGATCAACTTCCGCCACTACTTCATCGCGATGCCGAAGAAGGAAGATGCCGGCTGTGTGATCCGGAGCGACTATAAAGCCACCGCCTAATGAGTAAGTCGATGAAGTATCTCGTGATTCATTGTACCGACACTCCTGCCGGGCGTGAGGTGAGTGCCGCGGACATCCGTGCGTGGCACACCTCGCCCCCTCCCAGGGGCCGTGGGTGGAAACAGGTGGGTTATACCGACCTGATTCATCTTGACGGCCGTGTGGAGCGGTTGGTGAAGAACAACGAGGATGCGCAGGTGGATCCCTGGGAAGTGACGAATGGTGCAGCGGGCTACAACAGCGTGAGTCGCCATATCGTGTATGCCGGTGGCAAGGGTGGCGACACCAGAACCCCGGCGCAGAAGGAGGCTTTGAAGCGTTATGTGACGGACTTCCATCATCGGTTTCCGCAGGTGCGCATTGTGGGACATCGGGAACTGAATCCCGGCAAGGCTTGCCCCTCATTTGATGTGGCGGCATGGCTGAGAGAAATCGGAATAAGACAGTAACACATTAAAACCACTCATGTTATGGCAGACGTAATACTGAACATATTGCAGTGGGCCATCCCCTCGGGCGGCATCGGTGCTGCCATAGCATGGGTGGCCAACAGAAAGGCGCACGAGGCTCGGACAGCCAAAGAGGTACATGATACGTACAAGGCGATGTATCTCGACATCTCGAACGAGCTCATCGTGACACAAAAGAAACTTGACGAAAATACAAAAATGTATGAGGAACTTACCAACGAGCACAGCCGTACACGACGTGCGCTCAACCGCCTCTCGCGTGCCATCGAGGCTATCCAGCTTTGTCCTCATCGTGCTAACTGCCCTGTCTCTGGCGAGCTGTCGCTCGACGAAGACGATACAGAGCAGCGCCCGGCACGTAGAGGCAGACAGCGCAAAGACGAGCCTCACGGTGACGGAGATCCGAAGGACGGAGATGCAGGCGGTAACGGCTGACACGGTACGCCTGGTGCTGGATAGCGTGACTGTTGCCCGGCTGCCCGACGGTGCTGTGTTTACGGCACGTAAGGGACGTAGCCATGTGAACCTGAGCCGAGGAAAGAGTGAGGACGGCAAGCCTACGCTCATTGTTGAAGCCGGATGCGACAGCTTGCAGCGATTGGTAGAGAGCTACGAGCGGCAGGTGCAGGCGATGGAGGCACAGATGCGCACCTCGCAGGCTATCTCTGAAACGGCATCCGAACGCCGTTCAAATCCCATTAAAACAATGATTGAAACGTTTTTGGTCGGCCTTGCGGTCGGCATAGTAATAACCCTTTTATTCAAGAAGTTATGGAACATAATGTTTTAGCAGGCTCTGACCTGATACTGAGCTTAGGTGGAAAGGCGTTGGCTTTCTCTACCGGCTGTAAGGTTAGCACGAGTGCCGAGACCGGCGAACGTGTGACTAAGGAGGTCAGCGGTGGCAAGTGGAAGGAGAGCTATATCAAGAGCTTCTCAGAACAAATATCGGCAGACGGTGTGACCCTGCGTGATGGTGGTGATGACATGCCCAGCTACGACCAGTTGAAGGACGCCATGCTCAAAGGGGAACCTGTAGATGGTCAGTACTCCCTTCGTGAGAGCGATACTCGTTCGGGTAAGACCGCAGGCGGCTACAAGGGCAAGTACCTTATCACTTCGCTGGAGTTGGACGGTCAGGCAGGTGATGATACCAAGTACAGTGTTACCTTGCAAAACAGTGGCCCTGTGACCAAGCAGGGCAATGGTTTGACAGAAACCACCAGCGTAGGAGGATAACGTATGGCACAGAAACTGACAATCGGCGGCAAGGCTTATCCCTGCCGCGTGACGATGGGCGCGATGGTGCGATTCAAGCATGAAACCGGAAAGGACATAAGTGACCTTGATCGCACGGACATCGGACAGCTGGTGACGTTTATCTGGTGCTGTGTAAAGAGTGCCTGCAACGTGGATAAGGTGGCTTTTGACATCGACTGCGAGACATTCGCAGACATGCTCGAACCAGACGCAGTGAACGATTTCTATGCAGAGATGACGCAGTCTGACGAAAAAAAAAGGACAGCGAAACCCATGCGTCCATAGAAGAGCTGATGGGAGTGGCTATGGGGTGTATCGGGATGAGCCTAAGAGACTTTGAACGATGCACCCCTGCCGAGTTCTATGCGGTATGGAACAGATGGCAGAAGCGTGAGGAACAGGCGCAACATGACGGTTGGGAACGTACCCGGATGTTGGCTCTCTTCATGGTGCAGCCTTGGAGCAAGAACCGGTTGACGGTACGTGATATCCTGCGTTTTCCCTGGGATGATGTTCCATCTGAGACTGCCAAGAATGACGAAGAGAATACAGACGTGGCGGCACGTTTCGAAGCCGCCCGAAAACGATACGGACTGAAATGATATGGCAAAAGCAGTAGAATTTGAAATCAAGATAAAGGGAGCGGATGGCAGCGAGCTCAAGCGGCTGGTCATCGAGGCCAAGAATGTGGACGATGCCCTCGACCAGATAACCGATACTGCCGGAAAGGTGGGCAATAGCCTACGACAGATGGCAGACAAGAGTATGGTTTTTGATGCTGCGGTAAAGAGCGTTGAGACCCTGCGTGATATGGTGGGTGGATTGGCCGAGCCTTATCAGTCATTTGAGACAGCCATGCGGTCAGTCAACACTATGGCAGGCAAGAGTGGAGAGGACTTTGACAAACTCACCGCAAGCGTGGTGGGGTTGTCGAAGAATATCCCCCTTGCGCGTGAGGAGTTAGCCAACGGTTTGTATCAGGTCATCTCAAACGGTGTTCCCGAGGACAACTGGATAGCATTTCTTGAAAAATCAAGCAAGGCTGCCGTGGGTGGCATTGCCAATCTGGGTGAAACCGTAACTGTAACTTCGACCCTCATCAAGAATTATGGGTTGGAATGGGACCAGGCAG